CCCCAGGTTGCCACTTGGGTATCAACGCCGCCCAGCACCCGCTCCTCAGTTGGTGCGATCTTGCCATGGTGAGCCCCCCCAATGTCCTATGCTGATGGTGCCGGTTCCTGAACTGGGCATATGCCCTTGCGATTGTAGCGCACAAAGTTGTGCCACGACTCGACACTCCCCTGCCAGCCAGGCGGTGGCGGGCAATCAGGGACTGGCCGCTTCAAGAGAAACGGCTCAGTGTTTGGGGAGTAGACGACTGGGTTAATGAACTCGATGTCGTAGTCCGCGACAAGGTACCCCATGGAGAAATTAAGTGATGTGGTACCCTGACCAATGACGGTGAAGCATAGAAACCCAAATGCAATCTGGTTCTCTAGCGACGCCTTATCCACGTCCACGTTGGGTGGTCCATCCTGTGAGATGAACCACGGCTTGGACGCGTGGACCTTGGTCGTGTCAGCGGCCATGGTGAACGTGCCACCATTGTTCGACATCGTCTGCCCATAGACCGGGCCAATGACGGCTCGATCGGTGGAAGCTAAGCCGTAGGCGTTTGGCTCAATGGGGGTTTCGTTGTCGTACGCAAAATACCAGTTATACGCATCCACATAATCGTAGAAGATGCCCATCACGACTGTACCCGGCTGTGAAGAGGGCACAGAACTGACAAATGACAACCTAAACGAGTGGACACGGTACTTGGAATAATTGCGTGCAACACCCCTCAGCCACGAGAACTCGGGGCCCGTTGGGTTCAGAGCAATGAAACGGGCGAACTGTTGCACCCCGCCGTTGTTCTGCACCGAACTGACGATCTCCCGATTCTTGACTCGCACACCATTGGCTGTTTGCTTAGTGACCGCACTGGGCTTGCTCATTGCCGTAGCTCCAACAAAAGTCTGCAACGCGTTCTTCGGCTTGTTTTGCATCTTAGGACCAGCCATCTTGAATGCACAATCTCTCGACTTCTGGTGGGCAACCAGAAATCACTCCCTCAGTCAACCCTTGTGCTAGCTCATGCATGCTTTCCTCGAGTTCCTCTTGGATGTGAGGTAATATGCCAAATGCCCTCCAGAAGCTCAGGCGGGCCTCAGTGGTGATGTCCGTGCTCTTAGCCGTCAGCCCACGGCTGAGGTAGGACATGCCACATGTCTCCATGTCGCGAGAGCCCTCCCCTGCTGCAATGACCGCTTCATAAAACGGCTGGAGCACTGGTACACCAGAGGCCAGGGCTAGCCCTGCCTTTCCCACTGAGGCCAGCCACTGCCGATACGGCATCGACTCCGGGTGCAGGCAGGTGAGGTCCTTATCCATCACAACGTGAGGGTTTCGGCTCATCACCCACCCGTCGGCCCAGACTGGGTGGCACTGGCAAAACTCGATGCGCTCAAACACGTCCACGGTGTCCTCAATCTTCATCGTGAATCCCATCTCTAGGAACCACTCGGAAAGGGTACTGCGGAAGCGCTGGGCGTCGCCGGCCTCCATGAAGACAACGCAGTCGTCCCCATTGTTGGCCAGTTGGGTGTGGATACCGAGGTATTGGCAGTAGGCCCACACCATAGCACACATGAGCAAGCAATTGCCAGCTGAGGTGTTCATATCCCCGCTCATGCGGCAGCCACGCACGAAGTAACGCACAACGCCCTCAGGTGTGCGCGCCAAACCGTGGTTATCGAGCTGCCACGTAAGCCATTTCCGGAAGTCAGCATCCCTATACACAGCATTGTATACGGAGTGTTCCCATTCCAATGCTGCAGCGGATACGTGCTGATCAAGCCGGCTGGCGTCCAGTCCGATGGCAACTGGTCGCCGGAATGAATCCCAGTGGCGTCGGAGCGCGCGGGCGGTTTGCCGCGCGTTAAGCCCCTTCATGACTGTAGGGCCTCCCCACACTCTATCAATGGCTTGGTAAAGCCGGTGTTCAAGAGCTTTGATGTAGGGTCCCACTCGGAAATTGTACCGCGCGTCCCTTGGTTGGATTGCGCGCGGTGCGGGGTCAGGCTTCTTGCTCAGGTTGAGCTTCTCAGCCTTGACGAACATGCTAAGCCTGGCATCCCTGCGCTGCAGGGCCCTTAGGGTTAAGGATATGCCAGCTGCTCGAACCCTCTCCTGCTTGGCACCGGTGTATGAGAGAATGAACTCCTCGTCAGTCCATCGGCGGCATGAAGCCAGGTGAGGTAACAGCCGGGCCCGAAAGCCTCTCAGCCTATCAAATGCATGTTGGACTGGTTTCGGAGGATTACGGAGGCCGTTCGGCCCCTCTACCTTGTACACCCTCTCGACCAACGCCCGCCGCACATTCTGCAAGCTGTGGTTATGCACCCCCATCTTGGTGCCAAACCCCAGCGACCCATAAGTGATGAACTCACGGGTCTTAGGCTTACCCGACTTGGCCTCCACCGAAATGGGCAAACCACCGATGTCTGAGGTGACACTAGTGTTGAACCCTGGAAGCCTAACCGGGCAGCCCTATTTGCTTGGGCCTTCATACTGACGCCGCTGCCCGTCCAAAGCTTTGTGCAGCTTGGATGCAACGACCTCCTGGTGACTTGGGATGAACACGACAGCCACGGCATACGGCAGGACTCGGGCAATGTCCACATTTCGGACGTGGACTTCCTTCATCTTCCGCATCAACCAGTCGCGCACTGCAGCCTCGTTGGCGACAGTGCGCTTGGGGATGTACCCAAACTGGACCTTGGCTTCCTGCATCCACCTCCGTGTGAGTTTCCACCCACTCGTGGCGGCATCCCAATCACCCTCATCCGACTTGCGTGCCGCTGCAATTGCGGTCTTGCTCAAGCGGAAAGGATTCCACCAGTGCGCTACCCTCCTGTACACGAGTCTGGCAGCCTGGGTTGCGCCCACCAGGCCTTCAACAACTAGTGCACCCCCGCCGATACCAACACACGAACTTGCGTACGTGGAGGCCATGCCGGGAACGGTCCGAAGACAATGATCGCCGAG